AAGGTATTAAAATTATTGTTGGTTACAAATTAGACAAGGCCCAAATTGACCACTAGACCATTGTCTATAATATGATCCATTACTTACATAAGTGTCAGCAACTGAAGTACCACAATTTGCGTCAGTTCTAAAGAAGTTAGATGCTTGACAGAAGGATGAATTATTAAAGTACATTGTCTCGTATCTAGAAGGATTACAGGCTAAAGTCGCAGAGCTTCCTGTTGACATATTGTTTATAGCAAAACAAGATGGGGTAGGTGGAGTCGGCGGCGGCGGTGATGGTACGCTTTGCTGACAATCAAAACAAGTAGTGAAATCATCATAGTTTGTATATAAAGCACCCGAGCTTCCGCCGAGACTTGAGTATTGATAACAAATACCAGATATTTTTAATACATTAGGGAAAGTTGTTCCCGAAGGTGCACTAACATACGCTACATCATCAGCTCCATCACAAGCTAAATACTGACCATAAATTATAGGCGGCGTAGGCGGCGTAGGTGTAGGCGTTGGAGTCGGCGCAGGGGCAAACCCAGCACAAGAACTTTCGATTTGTACATAAGTTACTGTATAAGTAGATCCTTGTGTTTGATCTGCACCTACTATTTCCCAATATTTTGAGTCGTCATTACCTCCGCTTACTGTCATAGCTCTACCTATAAATGCATCAAGAACATTTTGTAACTGATCCGCAGGCATGTTTGGATCTCCTGCCCAGTTTGTAACTTTATAATAATATGTTGTAGCGCTACTTGAAGCATAACATTCCTTTACTTGGAAGTAAACTTCTATGGTAGTTGGTGTAGGCGTTGGCCCTACAGGTGTCGGTGTAGGTACAGGAGGACATCCTGTGCTTGTTCCTACAGGTTGAATGTTTGTACATAGTCTACCTCCATTATAAGTCAATCCTTGATCACCACTATATCTAAAGAAATCATAAATAGTTCCTTGATTAGTATTCACTCCGGACGCTCCGTCGACAAATCTTTGATTTGCATTTGGTTGGGTTGCAGTTAAAAGATAACAATCTTGAGGGGTAGCTCCATTGCCTTCGCCTTTTTCACAACCTATAAGTCTATAATATAATTGAGGTGGTGGAGGCGGGTCATCAGTTGGCCAATCACTACAATCATCAACAAAAGCCACATAAGCTAGTGTTACTAAAGGATTTGCTGTACCTACCGCTGTAATTTTATAATTAGCGTCTCCATCAAACTCTGGATAAGTAGAAACTGGTTGTCCATAATTACCATTTAACCTTACCGAAGAGTTAACAACAAAACTACTTTTTGTAACTGATCCAGTTAAAGGAATATTGTTTATAGTTATAATATAAGAAGGGCCTGTTCCATCACACAGCTGTATTGTAAATGTTTCTGTGTCAAAACCTGTTCCCCCATCATCTCCAGTATCATCGTCATCATCCACTAATGTTTCTTCACACAGAGGACAGCTCTCATATTGAGTGGGAGGAACATCTATACTTGAAGGAGTAGGTGTGGGTGAAAAGTCATGATAACAAACATCATTATATTTAATTACAAGTGGGAAAGGAATAGTTGTTAAACTTCTAAATATTTGAGTAACCGTTGAATCTGTACATCCTTTATATTCCATATAATCGTAAGCTACTGCTGTTGTAGTTGTTGACACTGTCAAGCCAACTCCTGTTCCATGTTCGTTTACTGCATAAGCAGTTACATAATAAGTTGTTCCTTGTGTTGCTCCTGCAAAATTATAACTAAAACTACCTAAAGCTGTTCCACTTACTGCATACTGAGTGTTGCTTACATAAGAAGAATTAGTTCCTATATAAAAACCTCTTGACGTTACAGTTCCGTTTGCTGTGTCTAAACTACCGTTAGCAGTAAAAGAAACAGATGTAACATTTGTAGAGCTGTTAGTTGTTAACAATGGAGCAGTAGCTGGTGTTGGTGGAGGTGATGCTGCCTCACAAGTTGGACAATCAACAAAAGTCTCTGATCCTGTTGGAATATCAATACTTGATATTGCAGAAACAAGTGTTTGTTTTTGATAACACACACCCTCATATCTAGCAACAGCTGGGAAAGTGTATCCTGTTGCTGCTCTAAATACTATAGTATCAGGGCCTTGACATTGAGTATACCTAGTAAAGTCATAAACAGCTGGAGTTGGTGGAGTTGGAGTGACTCTATTTGGATTTCTATAATCGTAAATTAAATACAAATGGTTACCTCCCGCTGGCACTGTAAAACTACCGGTGTATTTGTCTGGAGCTCCTAAATTGTTAATAGGAATAGTTGTTTCTAAACCAACTAATGTAGTTATGTCAGTAATATTATTTTGATACAATGTTGAGCTTCTTACAAACCCTAAGGAGTTATTAGCTGTATCAAAAACAAAATCGTCAAATTTAATTTTGTTTACACCCATCGTCATAACCGAATTGTCTGTTGGTATAATACCCACTCCTTGATTTCCTACCACTGGTTTATATTGAGAAATAACAAACGCGCCTGTACCAGTTCCAAAAGTTACTAATTCCGATTGAACATTTGAAAATAAATAACCATCCGACCAACTTGCTTCATTATGAATAAATTTACCCGCATCAACTGCGTCTGTTAAACACACACTATAAACGTTTAACAATGTTCCTGAAGGACACTCTACAGTAACCTCAATTGTATCATCTACTGTTGCTGTAGATGTTATTTCAATAACTACTTGGTTTACTGTTGTTGCATCTTTTTCAAAAGTAAAAGTACCGCTGGAATAAACTAAACCGGTTGTTGTTTCTATATTATTGTAGTATGCTTTTATTGTATAACCAACTACTCCTACACCACCTTCAGTAGTAATATCATCACCTGCCTCTGTAATAATATTTTGTGATGTAGCTTCTGTAATAATGTTTTGTGGCCCCTCTAATGGTAACTCATATCTTACCACAACTGTTCCTTCTTGAGGCTCTAGATCAACACAATAAATAAAGGTATCTCCCCCTGGTATTGTTATATTTCTTGTAACACCACAAGCTGTACATTTAGCAACCTCTGGTTTTAATATAGTGTTTGAAGTTAATACAAACTCATTCATATATGGGTCATACGCTCCAAGCTTTTGAGTAGTAAAAGAAGAAGTAAATAAATCTCTAAAGAAACTTCTCATTCCTGCCTCGGATATTACGTTTAATTGTTCGTTAGCCATCGAGCTACCTATTAAATGTATAACTGCACTTCTTTTTGCGTCAGTAAAATATTTACTTTCACCCCAAACAGCAAAACTCTCTGGATTGTTACTAATCCCATAGTTTTCTATCCTAGCTATTTGTTTACCAAGTACTGCTGGAACAGAAGTTAGTTGTCCAGTGCCATCTGCATCAGTCAGTAAATCTTTGCCTGCTAATACATAAGATATTTTATCTTCTTGTAATACTAATATATCATCTCTTCTAGCAAATAATATTTCAACGTCACCAAATGTTTCTTCAAGTGGTTTAAAGTTTGCAAGTCCTAAATTAAATTCGTTCAGTTTGTTGACATTAGTCTCATCATTAAATACACCACTGTAAGTTAAATCTGCAAATCTGTGCGCCTTTTGAAACGTAGTATTATTTGTAGTAAAATTTCTATTACCTAAATTAAATTGTTTACCTACAACTGAGTCTCTAATTTTATAACTTTCAACACCATTACCAAAAGTAAAACAGTTAGAAAAATTAGTTCTTACAACTCCAGCAACACCTTGGCTTATATTTTGATTTACAACATTACCTAAATGCTGACCTAATGTATCTACTTCAAAAGACTGACTTCCTTCAAACCATAAATCTGGAAGAGTGTCTTTTGGTTCAGTTTCAAAAACTATTTCTGCCTCTCTTCTAAAAACAGTAACATCAACCCTTACTACTGAGTCTCCTTTAGAATTTCCACCACAACATCTTGTACCCGAAACCAATAAATAATAATTATTATTAGAGGTGTTTTTATACAATCTGTAGTAATTATTATCATTTAAATCTGATCTACTAGACGGGCTGTCAGTATCTCCACCAAAAACAGTAGTATCAAATAACTGCGTATCTTTTGCGTTATCTATTGTGCTTTTAGTTGCGGCAGCTGAAGCAACAGAATTTAAAAATATATTATTTACAGGGTTATTACCATCTGTAACTACTGTAGGAAATACAGCTGCATTATTTTCTATAACTCCCTCAAAATTTTCTCCAGCTACAAATTGTTCCCAAGTGCTGTAGTCTTGACTACAAACAAACTCGTGACTTATAATACTAGTTCTCAACTCACAACTTCTTCCTCTACCTTCACGTATTTGCTCTATTTCTAATACAACTTTTGTTCCTGTTGGTAAATCGTAATTACCATTAGTAAAAGTAGTTTTAGTATCAAATAAAGGATAGGCCATTAAAGGATACCTGTGATTTTGTCCTGCTGATGCAGGATCTTCACTTACATCAATTACATTATTGTTAGTCATTGTGGCTGCAAAATTTACATTATTTAATTTCATGTAAGTTCCTGCTGGCACAGGTATGTCTACCGTAGGATCGTCTGGGTCTTTTGGATCTATAAAATCTGTAGTTTTAGCTGCTAACTCTAAAACTGTTGTAGTTGTACACGTTTGTCTTGGGCCTGCTGCATCTCTTTTTACAATAAGTCTGTCGCCCTCGTTTACCTTTTGAATATTTTCACCTTCTAATAGAAAGTATACCTCATTGGAATTTGGGTCTTGAAAATAAATTGCTGAGTAAATAGTTTCATAAGTATCTGTATCTGCTTTAATACAAAACTTATATCTTGTTGCAAAGCTTGGAGCTCTTTGACTTGGTGGTATAGTTATGTTAATTGAATTTTTTGTTGATGAAGTAGAGCAAGGAAAGTTTACTGTATTAAAATCACTTACTAAAGCTGTAGTGGCTCTGTTAAATGAATCCATGTAAATAATACCTACCTCGTAACCTCTATTACTATGTAAACTAGCAGTGTTTGAAACTCTTTGAAGCGATACATTAGCTCTAGTTATTTTAAAATATTCTACTATTAAATTTGTTCCTCCGTTTTCTTTATACTCTGCAGCTAAAATTTGCATTGTTAGAGTATCGCCTGTCCCCTTTTCTATTTTAATACCTTCCCCCGCGCTCGGTAGCGCTGGCGTAGAGCTTGTTATACCTGTTTGGTTTACGTCATACTGAGGTGATGTGCTCCCAAGCTGTGCCTCTAAAGCATTATTAAATTTATCAGTTAAAGTAACGCCTGTGCCTGCTTGAGCATTAGCAACGGTTTGTATTGTTGCTGTCGTTGTTCCAAATTTAGCTATAAAATCAGAAGAGGTAATCAATGATGTTAATGGATCTGGATCAGCCGTAAAGTCTTGAGTTAAAATATAAGTAAACCCTATTGTAGTTGCTGGCGTGGTTTCATTAGGTAAAGAGCTTCCATTCCAAGCTGTATGCTCAAAAGTAAAGTCTAAAGTAATTTGAGAGCCTACAATTAAATCTCCAGTAATACCTGTAAAATCCATTACTAACTTACTTTCATTTACAGATAAAGAATGACTAAATGCTGTAAAACTAGAGCTTTCTAATGATGTCGACACGGTGTTTTCACCTAAACCTGTGCTAACCCCTGATGCTGTAAAATCTAATCTTGTCTTTAAATTAAAAGTATCTACTAAATCATATCCTTCTACATAGTTACCATAGACAAGTCTATTTGCCATTAGAGTTTGCGCTTTAGCTAATGTAGGTACGTTGTCATATAATCTTAATATTTCTGCTTCTGGCAGAATAGAAAATATTTTTGCAGCATCAAAAGTTATTTGTTGATTTGGATTGTTGTTTGGCATAGAATCCTCCTCTTTATCTATCCTTTGTACTACTTTTATTGTCGGATCATTAGCTTCTTTAAATAAAATATCAATTCCTTTTACTAAAGAACTACCCGAATCAAAAGTTACAGTACACGCATTAAATTCATTTAACATGCCATCATTAGAAAATGATGAAGGAGAAAATTTAAATGCCGAGGGTAAAAATGCCGGTTGACTAAATTGTGATGTTGCAGAAAATTCTGAATTACTATATCGGTATCTATAAGCAAAACAAACAAAATTATCCGTTAAATATGTATCATCATTATTTGATTTTATTAGCTGTACTGTGGGAGCTGACAATGGCGGCCCTTTTACAACTAAAATTTCCCTTGAATCGAATTGATCTATATTGTTAACAGGATTACCATAATTACGATTTATATTTATAACCCTTGGTGGATTCGTGTTATCAGTAAAAAATAATAATTCATCTATTATGTTTATACCTGTAATTAAAAACTCTGGATTAAAATTTAAGGTGGTGTTTTGCCCTAGACCATTATCTATGCTTATAATATGATAAATTAACCCTCCTGTTTCTACATTAAAAGAAACAATCATATCTAATTTACCAGTTGCTCCTAAAGTAAAAGATGGGTCATGTATAAACCAATAAATAATAGCTCTCGCACTATCGTCAAATGCACCAATACATTTTGCAGAACTACTTAATGGTACTCCGTTTATGTAAACTAGATCTGTAAGTTTTGTATTACCTTTAGAGTTTTCAACAGAACCAACCTCTGATAATTCAGTTGACCCTAATCTTACGTTCAAAGCATCTGTATACTCTCCGTTTGGAACAAGCCTTTCATCAAGGCTTTTATTCATACGGCCTGCTATAAAATTTCTTTGAACGTTTGCCATTTTATTTTATCCACTTATTTTCACCTCTTAAGCTCATTAAAAGTCTACTTGGGTGAATGTTACTAAGTCTAATTTTTGCATTTCTTAACAAAGCTTGCTTATCCTTTTTGGCTCTATTTACAATATATTCTTGAACTCCAAATTTATTATTTAATAAGGCATATTTAATGTATGCGTATATATACTCTTCAAACAATTTATTAACAGTAACACTTGTATCATCTCCATTTTCCATACCATCGGAGATATATTGGAGTATACAACTTTCATTTTTCATTGTTGAATCAAAATTAATAACACCTGCTTTTTTATCTATAGTAAAAGTAGGATTGAAATTAGCTGTCTCTGTGTTTAGTCCGTATCTAGCTCCAATTCCTCTTTCATATATATCATCGTCAAAGTCTAGAGATTGGGGGTTTGAAATTTCATCATTATTATCATCTGATAAATAAATACTTTGCAAAGTTCCATTTACTCTTGCAGTGTCTATGGCAGAAGTTTCTGTATTTACATTATTACTAGAGTCGTAGGTAAAAGAAGAACTTCCAGTTTGAACATACTGAATGGCTGATTGAACTTGTATATTTTCTACTAAATCTCTAACAACATTATCTTTAAATAAAGATAGTTTTACCCAGTTTACGTAGTCGGAAGGAAGTACAAATTTTAAGTCATCATATACTTTAAGTTGTAAAGATTTAATTTCTTTAAAAGCGTCATAATTTAATTCTTGAATTCCTCTTTTTGCATGAAACAATATTTTATACCTGTTAACATTGTTTATTAAATGATGGTTTCCTTCATACATTAATTGAAAGTTTTTTACAATATCAAGTAAAGAAATGTATTGATACGAACCCCAATTATTGTTTGTAGGATTTACTCCGTCATTTGTGTAATATTTTTGTTGATTTATATATGTCATAATTATTTTTGGTTATCTAATTGCTGTTCGTCTTGTAATCCAAATTGTACTACATCTGCTTCTCTAACTGAAACTCCTGCATATTGTAGGATTTTTGCTACTAAATCATTTGAATCATCTATAGGTAATTCAAAATCTTGATAATCTGCTGCTGTTTGATCAAACATAGGTTCACCGTTATACAATGTTATGTATGTCCACTTAGGATCTTTAGGGTATCTTATGTATTGAGCTTGAACATCTGACCCACTGTTGATGCTTGTAGGGAATATTGTAATTGAATCTCCTTCTTGAGTATAAGCAGGAAAAGAAGTGTTAGGCGCTGTAAGCAAAGAATTGTTAAGTAATGTAATTTTATTATGTGTGACTTTTTCTGCTTCGCCTAACAAATTTCCAGCCGAATAACATAATACTTTGTTAAGTAAATAGTAATCAGAACCTGTTGTAGAAGTTGAAGGAAGAAAATAAGTGCTAGTGCTCAATGTTTTTTGAGTTAAAAATGATGTAACAGAAAATGTATCTATAACTTCTTCGTAACCTAATTTTAAATTTGCATATCCAGTTCCCGACAATCTTGCGTTTTCTTCATTAACTTGTTCATTATAATTATAAAAATACTCATCAAATAAATCTAACTGTGCTTGTTTTGCAAACAAGTTAAAATCATTAGGAGAAATATACCCGTAATTGTTTTTATTTATAATAGCTAAAACAGTATTTCTTACAGAATTTATCATTTGAGAATGTTTTTACAAAGATAAACAAAATAAAAAAGCACCCAGGATTTGAGTGCTTTCTCGCTGTCGATAGTAAAGGAAGGATTATATTGTTCCTATGGCAATACTAGTAAATACTAGTCCACCATCTTTCGATACTGGTACTGTTGCATTTGTCCAAGAAGTTTCAGCAGCTGTTTTTAGTGCTGCGTTTACATTCTCACCAAATCCTGAAGTCAGTCCAGTTCCAGTAACCGTTAATTTATGTGTACCATTAGCTAGAAAAATATCTCCCGCAGTAGAACTTGCAGTCTCTGCGTAAAGAATTTGGTCTGTGTTAATGTGTACATTACCGTCACTTGCTGTATCTAATGTTATATATTTTGGCATCGTTAAAAAATTTATGCGTTAAACAAAGTACAAAGTTAAGCATTTTTTAATAAGCCATTTAGATGCTTGTATGACTCTATTCCATCATCTGATTCAAAGAAAGAAGCCACCATGTAAACATGATCTTCCCCATAGGGAACATTAAGCATTTTTTTCTTATTTGATGGTGTATTAAACCATACTTCTTTTTTATTGTTTCTTAATTGTAATAAATTTTTATCAAATAAGTTTTGAATCATAGCATTCATTTTTAGAGCAGGATCTTTTAAAAGCCTCATAAAACCCTCTGGCTCTTGTTTTGCAAAAATTAACAAATCTCTTCGCAACTCCGATGTAGATACTTTAGTTACATCTTTTTGAAACAATACTCTTGAAACGTTTTCTACTTGATCCACTGATAGTTGCCTTGCTTCTATTAAAGCATCAACCTCTAAATTTAAATCACTTACTAACTCTGCTGCTTCTTTTGCCTTATTTATTTCCTCAAATATTCTTCCATTACCAGGGTGGTAAAATAAAAATTGTTGAAGGACTTGATTCTCTTTAGGAACGCTTAAAAACCCATCTTCAAATACAATAGGCTCTAAAATTGCGTTATCATCTTGTTCGTCTAAAAAAGGAGACTTTTGATTTCTAGCATATCTAAGAGGTCTGTTTTGTCCTGTTTCTTCATCAAAATGCATCAAAGGAAACCTTTGAGTATGTCTTGAAGCTAGTATTAAAGATAAAGGGGGTGTCTCTTTTTTGAGTCTGTATGTTTTGTTAACAAACTTAACAGTATTTTTTTTTGGAGTTTTTACTGCAACTGTCTCCGTAGTTTTTGTTTTACTTTTTTTCATTTTATTAAATTTAAATTATATTAAAAAAGGGGCACATTTCTGTACCCCTTGTGATTAAGTATTAGTCTTGAAATAAGAAGAAGTTGTTTGCACCTAAAACACAAACCGCTCTCTCAGACAAGAAGTTTACTTGCATGTTATCAATGTCACTTGTTCTTGCACCACCAGCTGAACCAGTTATCCAAGTTTTGTAACGTCTGTCTTCAGTTTCTGAAGCTCTATATCTAACATGTAGGAAAGGTCTTTTTGCGTTCTTACCAAGAATTTGGTCGTATACGCTAGTTGAACCAGCTGGTACTAATAGTCCGTTTATTTTACCCGAACTTGCACCACTTGGTAAACCACCTCTCATTGTTGGATCATTTAAGTATTTCCAGTCTGTTTTATAGAAGTCATAACCTCTTCTAAAACCTGAAAAACCTAAGTTTAATGCCATTTCTTCATCATTGTCAAATAGACCGTAAGATGTACCTCCCGCGCCATAAGCGTTTTGTGTAGCTAGCATATCGTCAATATCAAATGCAAACTGTCTGTCTACAAATAATACGTTTTCCTCGATTGCTCCTTGCTTGTCTAATCTGCTAATGATTGAATCAAAATCTGCAAGGGTAGTTGGGTTACCACCATCCCAGATGTTTCCTCTTTGAGATACAGAGTAAAATACTCCGTCAGAACCAGCACCTGGGTTTGCAGCACCACCAGAGCTACCAAGAATGGCAGCAGCACCTGAGTTTTGCTCAGCTGGTACAGCTTCAATCATTGCTGTTTCTAAATAATCATCAAATCTTAATCTTGTTTCATGTTCTGATTTTAAATACCAAAGGTAGCCTGTCGCTCCGTCTTCAGTAGTTACTTCTACCCAACCAATTTGAGCCATATCAGAACCAGATACTGTGTAAGTATCTTTGATGATAATAGGCTTATTGTCAAAAATGAAGTCATTAGCTTCTAACGAACCAACCATTCCAGCTGTTCCTTTTTTAAATTCAGATCCGTAAATGAATACTGTAACATCTGCGTTACCTGCTCCAGTTCCTGCAGTTACTAAACCACCTGCTTCGTAAAAGTCAGCTGTAAACTGGCCTCTACCACCACCGGCGTTGTTAACCGCACTTACTACCGCTTTGTTAATACCTGAGCCATCATTTTGAACAACTGCAATTGTTTGCCCTATTCTAATAACTTGCTCCGCGTTAGTTGGATCTAGTGTGTCATTTACTTGAAATACTGCTTGGTCAGCAGCTTGTGCTGCCGCAGTTCCCACGTTTGTATATTTCGTGTGTAATCTACCTTGTTCTGCCCATTTAATTAAGTCAGAATTTGTCGGCATTTCTGCCCCTACCATTCTTAAGAATGAAGAGATAGTTCTATTACCGTATCTTTCAAACTCTTTTTCATAAGTATCAGGTAGATACTGATTCAAAAAGTTGAAATCTACAATGTAATTTTCGGATGTTGGAGTTCGTTCTGAACTCGGTGTCAACGCAAAACCTGGCGTTGTCAATACACTTCCTGGCATAATTTTACTTTTTTATTAATTAAACTTTTTTTATACTTCTAATTTTCAGTCCCTTGCTTGAAGGCTGCGAAACTGACTTGACTCTTAGCCCAGATTGTGACACTGTTTTTGCTTCAGAAGAGTTACGAGTATTCATATCTATATTTTTAGTTTTTTTCATAACGTCTTCTGTAGCTTGTGCTTTCCCTTGCTCATAAAAAAATCGAGCAAATTGATCTGGATTCATAGCCATAGATAAACCTTTGTGATAATTTTCTGCATCTCTTAAAAAACCTTTCTCGTCAATAAATTTATTTACAAAATTCAATGGAGTTGATTGATTCTTTTTTAGATCAGAAAAATTATTTGGTGCATAAACTAATTCTTGATCACCCACGTCAAACTTAAAACCTTTAAATTTATCGTTTAAAACCTCTTCGGTTTTTTGAGTAAACCATTTTTGTTTTTGCAAGTTTAATTGCTCTACACTTTTCGCTTTATCTAAATATTGCCTATACTCTTGGAGTTCTTGTGTAACTTCGGCAGAACTTTCTCTTGACTCAAGAGGCTGTTTGTATAATTGCTGTTGTTCTTTGAAAAACTTTTTAGCTTTAGCAATAGCTTTTTTCTTTGCTATCTTGAGTTTTTTTATTTGATTAGCGTCATCAACTTCGGTGTCGTAATCAAAATCCTCCATCATAGAATCAATATCTTCTGCGTCAAGACCTTCTTCTGTAATGGTGTAGTACTCACGTAACAAAGAGTCTGGAGAATAATCGGAATAATCAGTTTGCAATTTTGCATAATCACCTATTCCTCTTCCAGTTTCTTGTTTATATTTAAGATATGACTGTACATCCTCTGGTAGATTGGGCTCTTTTTCTTTTATTTCTAAAAGCTCATCTATCGTTGATATTTGCTTACCATATCTTTCTTCAATATATGAAAGAACGGATTGATCATCAATTGGTGTGGCGG